GCCATAAAGCCTTTGGATATTACATTTGTCGTGCCACTGCAACCGTTTTGCTCAAGAACGATAAAATCATGTTCTCCGATTTTAAACGTTTCTCCTGGCTGTAATTCTGATAACTGCACCTTATTATCCTTTTCTGATTCTTCTAACTTTCTTACAAGTTCTCTAGCAAGTTCCAATTCTCTACTCATTTAATTTTCCTCACTTTCATTTATTATTTTTAATTCAGCTTTGAGTTTTTCAATTTCTTCCAATTTGTTTGCAATTCTTCTTTCCGCCCCGTTTCGGAACA